GGTTCTTAGCATGTGGAACGAACGGTTGATCATCATGATCCCGCTTGTTTACCGAAAATGCTGACAGCATCGCTTTAGACAACTCCTGGCTATGCTTGGAGTAATCGACGTTCGTGTCGTAGAGCCATATTCCGATAGCTAAAGCCATCACGAGATCATCATTATAGCCTTTCATCGCCTTTGCGGTCTGACCGATCCAGGTGAATGTCTTTAGTTCCTCGGACATACGGGTCGACCTGATCCTGATCTGCTTGTTCCTGATAACTTCCTCGAGCTTTGTCAGAATCTTTGTTCTGTTGGAAGGACCAGTCGTGAATCCAATGTTTGCCACGTCCTCGGATCCAGCACTGGCGCCAAGGTACATGTACTTCTTGTCCTTGTAGTACAAGTTCGGATATCCGAGCTCCTTCAACTTCATGCACACGGCGTAACCATAGCTGTTGTTCTCAGGACATACTAGCGCTTTACCGTAACGTAAGCCGACCTCGTTTAGAAGGACAGCGAATTGATCCGGTGGAACCTTACCCTTGAATTCACAGACCTGCTCTCCAGCAGTTGTGTCTATCACGTGAAAGCTAGAGTAGTCAGCCCCGTCCCCCCGGGCAACGTCAGCAGCGATGATGTACTTGTGATCAGGAAGGTAGTATCTCCAGACCCAGACACCCATCTCAGGGCCCCATCTCTCGATCGGCGTCTGGGTGTTTGACATGATGTATTCAAGGTCATTGGCATTCAGGAACGTGTCACCTGATGCTGCAAAGTCGCATAGAAGTTCCTGCGCGACCTGCTTACGCGTCATATTCTTTGATTCGTTGTCGAACCAAGCTTGATCACGTTCTGGATGAACGTCCCATGGAAGCTTGATCGCATTGAATTCGTTCAACCCAGACTCACCCTCAACGTAGAGCTTGTGGTATTGCCCGCCAACACCGTTCGGTGTCGAGAGCACGATCGCCCGACCACCCGTTGACAGCGTAGGGTACAGGCCGGTCCAAAGCTCATCAAAGTTTCCGATGAATGCTGCCTCGTCAACGATCAGAAGAGTTAGAGCTTCCGATCGACCCGCGTCCTCTGACGTTGGAATCGCCTTGATGGAGGATCCGTTACTGAATTCTATCACCTGCTTCGTGTCTGACCGAATGGTCGGCATGACAAGCCACGTGGGAAGGTTCTGCAGCATCACCTTCACTTTCTTGATGAAGTTCTGAGCGACCGCAAGCTTCGTGGCGATGATCAGAATTGCTTTATCCTTGTAGAACAGAGCCAACCAGAGAGCATACGCAGCGGCCAGGGTCGAGATGCCGAGCTGACGTGATTTTAGGATGACGTTGAATCGATGCTGCTCGAACTGATCTAGACAATCATCCTGAAACTTGTAGGTGTCGAAGCTAACCAGACCACGAGTCGGGTGTTGTATCTTAACGTACTTGTTTATGAAGTGTGACGAATTCTTGCCGCATGATATGATCTCCGCGACCTGTTTATCCTTGGAAAGGACAGCCACCTCACACCACCTGGAGTACGACCTGTCTCCTGTAAGAGGCAACACGACGAGGGGATAGGTTGGTTGCTGCGATCACCTCGAGAGAATCCTTATTGGAAACCTCCTTGAGCTTGATCGACTTTCCCGTCATGTCCTTGAACTGGGCTTTCAAATCAGCCACGCACTTCGTTAGCACGTCTATGGATTCATGATTGACCCGATCGACCTGCGCTCTTAACGCCTGCTCGGCAGCGAAATGCACAACAGTCATGTACTTGAGTGTGACGGTGTCCCCAGCTAGCGAGCAGTTGATCGAATTTGGCATGGATGAAACGCCCCAGCCCTTCATCGCAATCTGCCCCAGCGCGTTTAATTCTTTGGTTGACAAGTGCATGTCCGATATCTCTCCCGTTCTAAATATGCTATCTCTTGTGAGGCGACGAAAGTCTTCTCGATCTAATTTCATCGAGCTGTTTACCTGCAGGTCGCCATCCAGCTAACCACATCTCGCGATTACGATCCGCAACCTCAACTTCACAATCGTAGCAGCATCCAGTCCGTTGCATCGAGATAGCATCTATCCCGTCGATCATCACACATTCACATAGAGGGCAGTCGATGGGAGACGGACTTCTCGTGACGCTGCCACGCCTCACTACCCTGTACCCACTCCTCTCTATCACGTGTTTGGACATCAATACCTCACGCTAGCGTCGATCCCGTCATGTGAAATCTCTATAACGTTATCGACTATGTCCTTGATGCTGTCGACGTGGGAGATCACAAGCATATTCCTGAAGTTGCGCTTCAGTGAGGTTAGAAGTCGAGCGCAGGCCTCAAGGTTGGTGTCATCCAACGCTCCAAACCCCTCATCGATGATAAAAAGATCAGGCTTGGGTATCGCAGAAACCTCGATCAACGCGGTTCTAATCGCCAGCGACGAGATCATCTTCTCCATTCCAGACGAGAGCTCGATTGGCCTCTTTGAATCTCCGTAGTCGATGAAGATCTCAAGGTCGCCATCCTCCTCATTCGCCATCAGCTCAACGTTGAAATTCGCGACCCCAGTTAGAACCTTTGAGATCTCATTGTTGATCCTGGGAAGCTGGGAGGCAATGATCTGAAGTGGAATACCATCCTTACCCGTTGCGGCAAGGATCGTCTCAAAAACTCTCCAGTCAGCCTGAAGCTTCTCAATTCTCTCGATGTCCTGCTTGAGACGTGAGATCTCAGCGCCGATTGCTCCGATCCGCTGGTTGTCCTTCAGGATTTTCTTAGAAATTTCCTGTGACTTCCTCTCCTGCTCATCGACCTCGAGCTGCATCTTCTTAACCTCCTCCAGGGCGGAGACTGAGATGGCCGCACGAATCTCCTGTAACAATTTGTTTACTCTCTGGAATTCTTTTTCGAGAGACTCTCCGAGAGACTCCAAACTCTTCGTCTTACCCTCGTGAGCAGCAAGTGAGGTTCGGGCTGCGGGAAGTTTCGATTCGATCGATACAAACTTCTCGTAACGAGACTTCATCTCGCTTAAGCTGCTCGAATCGAAACTCTGCTTCAGCTCATCGATCAACGCAGTGGCCTCATCCAGGGAAGCTCGATGCTTCGGGATCAGCAGGCGATCAGCGTGAGAATCCTTGATGTACTTGCATGTTGGAAACTTATCGCCGCATGGGACATCCGAGAGCTTTGTAACAGACCTCTCCAGACGTTGGAGCGTCTCACTCTCGAGTTTAAGCTTCACCTGCGCGTCATTTATCTTGGTCGAAATTCTTTCAGTGCGCTCGATATCTGCCTTGAGAGCAGCGATATCAACCGTCGCAAGCACGCTCTCGGTTTTCTCGATCTTCGCCTTGAGCTCATCACGCTCGGCAGTGGATCTTTCAAGCTCATCGCGATTCTTCTTGATCTTGAAGTGGAGATCGATGATCTCCTCATCGTACTTCTTGATGTCATCTAGGGTGTGGGAAGATCCCGGTGACTCGCGCTCGAGGATAGCACGGATCTTCTTGACGTGGGATTCTATGGAACTCTTCTCACGCTCGAGAACTGTTATTTCATCTTGAAGGGTCTCCTCCTCCTTCTGCTTCGCCTCTATAGCAGCCTTTAGATCGAGAGCTGGTGTCCTGCGAAGCTCAGATTTTATCGAGCTCGAGCTCTCCTTCGCGAGAGAGTTCAAGGAATCGAATACCTGAAGGTTCAGGAACTTCGAAAGGATGTTCTTCCTTGCTGTCGCTCGCTCCTTCAGGAATGCGTTCATCTCACCCTGCGCTGCGAAAGACGTTAGAAGGAAATCATCAGAGGTACCGATGAGGGATCGAAGCGCCTTATCCGAGTCCTTACGTTGTTCACCTGAGATGTCCTCGACAGGATTACCATCGTGATCAAGCCTGAACAGATTCAGGTGCGTGACAGCGTGGTTTAGACCCGCTTTTGTCTGATGCTTGACAGATTGACGTTCAGAGAGATAAGTCTCAGCTCCTGCCTGGAACTCAACGGAAGCCTTGCAGTAATCCTTTCGAGTGTTGATGATGTGCAGGTTCTTGATAGGACCGCGATCAGTCGTGTTGAACAGTGAGTA